CGATGTACCAGCATGCCCCGCCGCATATCGTCAGCGACATCAGGACGCAGGCAAACACGGGGGAAGCCTTGGCAAAATCCAGGAAACGCGCCGGTACTTCGGAGAGCTTGCACATGGCCTTATTTCTTGGAAGGTACGATCTGAACAACGGGCGGAACGTCTGTAACAGGCTGGGCCTGGGAATAGGAGATATGCCCCTGCTCAATGACGAGGCAGGAGCCGTCTTTGCATACCTCGGTGCGGCCCGGCGTTACGTCAATGGAATGACCGCAGCCCTGGAACAGGGAAAAACCAAGAGCGCCAACAGCGGCGTAGGCCAAGCCCAGCAGAACCTTTTTCCACCAAGTGGACGTGCCGGATGCCTTGATGCCCAGGTAGTCCCGGACATCACCAAGTGCGTGCTTGCCGATGATCGGGAGGGCAGTATTTGCTACGGCAATCCATCCTTGTTGTTCGTTTTCCGTCAGGTCTGCCCAGTGAGGG